CGCGCTCGGTGCTTGAGCTGGGCGCTGGGTTGCACTCGACCCCGTTCTTCTTGAGTCAGCCGATCGAAGGGCTGGTCAGCGTTGAGGCCGATGCGAAATGGCGTGCCCGAATCGCCAAGGATTGCAGCGACCCCCGCCTGCGGATCCACAAAGGCCTCGGATACTTGAAGCGCGATTCGCTCGCCGCCTTCGACCTGATCTTTATCGATGACGGCACCTGCGCAGAGGAGCGCGAAGACTCCATCCGCTGGGTGCTCGGCCAGAAGCACCCCCCGACCATCATCCACGACGCCGAGGTCTACGCCACTGTGATTGACGAGTTCACCTCCAGCTACGCGGTTATGCCGACCGAACCAGGGACAGCGGTGATCTGGTGAGAGTCTTGGTGACTGGTTCCCTCGGGACGCTTGGGCGTCCGCTGGTCGACGAGCTGCTATCCCGTAGCCACGACGTAGCCGGGTGCGATCTGCGTCATTCGCAGTTCGAGGCGGATCGCTTCATGCGCGCCGACGTCGCCGAGTATCGGCAGCTTGAGCGGGTCTTCGATTGCTATGAGCCGGAGGCGGTCTTTCACCTCGCTGGAGAGTTCGGGCGGCATAATGGGGAGCGGCATTTCGAGGACTGCTTCGAGACCAACCTGATCGGCACTCGCAACGTGCTCGAGCTATGCGCAAAACGCCAAGCTCGCTTGATCTTTGCGTCCTCCTCGGAGATCTACGGAGAATGCACGGCACCTGTCCTGTACGAGGATCTGGCCGACGAAATACCGCTCAGACAACCTAACGAGTATGCCTTGAGCAAGTGGGCGAATGAGATCCAGATCCAGAACTTCTCCCGCCGGCACGGGCTGGACGCGGTGCGCCTCCGGTTCTTCAACGTCTACGGGCCGGGAGAGACCTACCACCCCTACCGCTCGGTGATCTCCCTCTTCAGCCACCGCGCTCTCAACGGGATCCCGTGGGAGGTCTACGAGGGTTACTCGCGCACCTTCCAATACGTGGACGACTTTATTCCGACCGTAGCCAACGCACTTGAGCAGGCACAGTCGGGCGAGGTCTACAACATCGGCGGCGAGGATTACCGCTCGGTCCGTGAAGTCTCCGACCTCATCTTGGCCGAGACCGGAGTGGACCCGGACCTAGTCACGTATCTGCCCGAGGACGTGCACAACGTCAAGAGCAAGCGGCCCTGCAACAAGCGGGCTCGTCGCGATCTCGGTCACGAACCCTCCGTGATGTTGGAGGAAGGCATTCCGAAAACCCTCAAATGGATGGAGAGCCTGCGATGCCAAGGCAGCCTAAGCGCTTCAAGGTAGTCGGCGCTCAGCCGATTCTCGACCACCCCCCGGGTGCAGAATTCTCTGCGGTGCTCCCCAAGGAGCAGGAGAAGTTTTTCTTCAGCATCGGCGGTCTCGAAGAGGTCAAGGAGAAGCCGGAGCAAGCCAAGGACAAGACCTCAAAGTCGTGAATCTCCTAACCGCAGGCGAGCTTGCCAACATGCGGGAGACATCAGCCGAATCACATCAGGGCACCGCAATCATCCAGCGTGAGATTCGCGTTTCAGATGGAGGTGGTGGAGGCACAGTCTCATGGGTGCCAAGCGGAACCGTCTCATGCCGGGTCGCCCCGATCGCCAGTGGGGGCGAAGGGGAGGACGTCGTTGGGGGGCGTCTGCATCCCGACTCTGAAGTCGTTTTCAGCATGCCTCCGGATACCGACATCGACCACAACTGTCGCATCGTCTATGGCGATGAAACCTTCTCGGCCACTGCTGTCCGCGGGCCCTACTCAGTTGAGGTGGACCGCCGTGTGGAGGCAAAGGAGATCGAGTAATGGGCGCAACGCTTAAAAGCAGGCTGCCGGCGATTGCGGCCGAGCTACGCCCCAAGGTCAGTGTTGCTGTCAAGACGGGCGCCGAGATGATCGCCACCGACGCGCAGGCCAAGGTACATACCCGCTCTGGTGAGCTCCAGAATCGAATTCACGTCGAACGACGGGGCGGCGGCGAATACGCCGTTGTGGCCGGCGACGAGGAGGCTTTCTATGGGCACCTACTTGAGGGAGGGACTGACATCGCGCCGCCCTATCCCTTCTTGGCACCCGCGTTCGAGGAGAACGAAGGGGAGGTTGTGCGTCTAGTGCAGGCGTCCCTGAAGACGCTATGAACCCGATTCGCTCGGCGCTCTACGCGAAGCTCTCCTCGGCCGAAATCATCACCAGCCAACTCTCTTCGGCCGGCGCGATTTATCACGGTCAGGCACCGCCCACAGCCAGGTATCCCTATCTGCTCTTCCACAAGCAAGCAGGGACCAAGGCATACGCCTTCGGGGCCCCAGCTTTCAAGCGAGAGATCTGGCTCGTCAAGGCCGTCGATCGCAATACGACCTCCAACCTCGCCGAGGCGATCAGTGGGGCGTGCGATGCCATGCTTGATGGCGGGTCATTGACCGTCTCCGGCAAAACTCTCGCGGACCTCCGACACGTAGGCGACGTCGACTACTTGGAGGACCGCGGGGATCAGCAGTTCAGACATCACGGCGCCACCTGGCGCATCGTCCTTTCCTAACCAGCACAGCCACCCAGTTCAGCCACCACGCGGGAGGCGCGCTTGGCGCTCCTCCGCTCCTAGCGCTCTCGCGCTTTCCTGCAACCCACTCCAAAAGGAGCCGCTGAACCCATGGCTATTCGCGTTCTACGCAACGTCAAAATCGTTGTCAACGGTGTTGACCTCACCGATCATTGCTCGAGCGTCAAACTCGATGACAGTGCGGATGAAGTCGAGACCACCACATTCGGCACGACCTACCGCCAGTACCTGCAGGGGATGAAGACCGCTGGCATCGAGGCGGAGTACTTCAACGATGAGGCAGCCTCCTCTGTGGCGGCCGTCCACCAACCCCTCTATGCGTCGGGCGGGACCTTCGCTGTCAAAGTCTGGCCGGACGCTGCTGGCACGGTCGTCTACACCCAGACCTCTGTCCTCTACACGAACACGCTGATCGGCGGAGCAGTGGGAGACGCTGACACGGTTTCGGTCACCTACAAGAACGGCGGCACCGCCGGCATTACCCGCGGCACCGCATAGCGGATCTCAGGCCACCAACGGCCACCGACGCGGCATAGCGCCGCAGAAAGGAGTCCTCGATGTCGAGGCTCAGCAAGGACGCCCTCTTGGGCGCTAGTGACCTTGTTCAAGAGGAGGTTGAGCTGCCAACCATTGGTGGCGAGGTTCTCGTTCAGGGGCTGGGTGCGAAGTTCTCCAACGAAGCCCAGTCCCAGGCGCTGAAGATGGTGACGGTCGGGAAGGAACAGATCGCCACTGTCGACACAGCGAAGCTTGAGGCGATCCAGATCCTCAACGGGTTGGCCGATCCCAAGTTGGAGGACCTTGAAGAGGCCGAAGCGTTCATGGCCAAGTGCGGCCCGGCGGTTCGGGCGGTCGTCGACAAGATCGACGAACTCTCTGGCCTCGACAAGGAGGCGATCGCCAAAGCGAAGGCGAAGTTTCCAGGCGGCGAGGAAAGCGCGCAAGGGAGCGGGGAAGCGGTGGAGGATGGAGCTCCCAACGGGAGTTCCGGAGCCGCTGTTCCTGCATGAACTGGCGCTAGAGATGCATAAGAGCATCCGGGAGCTGACCACGGGAGAGCCAGGAATGAGCGCGCATGAGCTGTGCGTGCTTTGGCCTGCCTTCTTCGAGGTCAGGGCCGAGATGCGCGAGGAAGAGGAAGAGCGGGCGGGCCGATGATGGCCCGCCCGTTTGTGTTTGGGGAGTGGATTTAGATGGCGTCGCCTGCCGCGATTCTCGAGATATGGGTCAATGCCCAGACAGGTACTGCGTCGGGCAAACTCACGAAGTTCAACTCGGAGATGAAGGCTTCAGAGGCACAGGCCGACCGATCGAGCAATGCAATCGGAGGCAAGCTGGCGAAGAGCATGAAGCTGCTTGGCGTGGCTGCGGCGGCGGGCGCTGCATACGGCCTCTACAAGGCGGTTGACGCTGGTGCCCAGTTCGAAAAGCAAATCGACTCGCTGGGCTCAGTCTCTGGGGCGAGTGCCAAGCAGATCAAGCGGCTGGAACAGCAGGCCCTCGATCTCGGCGAATCAACCCAGTACACGGCCAATCAAGTCGCCGAAGCGCAGACCGAACTTGCCAAGGGCGGGCTGACCGTAGCGCAGATATACGGCGGAGCGCTTACGGCTTCGCTCAGTCTGGCCGCGGCAGGCGAACTTGAACTTGCAGCAGCGGCAGAAACCACAGTTAACGCCATGAAGCTATTCGGGCTTCATGGCAAAGACAGCGTCCAAATCGCGGACATGCTGGCAACCGCAGCAAACAAGACCACGGCCGATGTAACTGACTTCGCCATGGCCCTCAAGCAGGGCGGCTCAGTAGCCAAGCTTGCGGGGCTCGACCTCAACAACACGGTGACAATCCTGGAGGCACTGGCCGAATCGGGGATTAAGAACTCCGACGCTGGCACGTCGATGAAAACGGCGATGATCCAGCTTCTCAAACCAACGGAAAAACAGAGGAAGCTAGCCGAAGAACTGGGGATCATTTGGACCACCCAAAACGGCACGATCAAGACCGCCGCTGGCATCTCCAAAGAGCTGCGGAGCGCCACGGAGGGGATGACGAAGGCGGAACGAGCTAAGACGCTTGCAACCCTCGCGGGCACTGATGGAGTGCGGACCCTCAACGCTCTCTACGCGGCGGGTCCCGAAAAGCTCCAGAGGCTCGAACAGGCCAACCGCAAGGCGGGCACCGCCCAAAAAGTCGCCGCCGAAAAGATGGACAACCTCAAGGGCGACTGGGAACAGTTCACCGGGGCCTTGGAAACAGCCGAGATCAAGCTCTACAAAGTGCTCAAAGGTCCACTGCGTGCGACCACCCAGTGGCTGACCGGTGCGGTTCAAACGGTCTCGAACTTCGACTTCGCCCATGCGACCGAAGAAGCGGAACACTTCATGGCGAAACTCCACGAAATGGGGAACGTCAGCTTTGCCGGGCTGAACCTCAACGTTTTCGATACCTACTGGGGAGCCCTGAAGAAGGAGGCTGAAATCTATGTCGCCTATCTCAAAGCACTGCCTGGGATTGCGACGGCAGTCTTCGGCGCGGTTGCCGCGGCCGAGCGCTGGGTAGTTCGAGCCTCGGAAGACCTCGCCGAGTGGGTCGGTAGGGCGTACCGGAATGTCGTTGGGTTCGTCGGTGCTTTGATTCCTGTGAAGGTTGCCCTGCTGGCCGTGAAGCTCGCAATAGCGCCAGTAGTCGGACTCATGATGGGGCTTTTTAAGGCACTCAAGATACTGAGCCCGATCGTCGTCGCTGCAGCCAACAACTTTAAGTCGGTGTGGGTGGCGGCCATGAAGGTCTCGCTGGCAATCGTCCAGGTGCTTCTCAAGTTCATCGGCAACATCGGGGCTGTCGTTGGCGATGTGGTCGGCGTTGTTTCGAACCTGTTGCGAGGCAACTGGAGTGGGGCTTGGAAGAACGCGAAGCAGCTCTTCGTGGACGTCTGGCACACCATCATTGATCTGCTCAAGGGTGGCTGGACCGCCATCCGGACGCTCTTTTCCAGCGGAACCAAGGCCATCGTCCAGATCCTTGGCAACAGTGCCGGGGCCCTTGTCAAGGTGGCGGGCAACATCGGGGAGGCCCTCAAGGGAACCTTCAGTTCTGCCTGGGACAAGATCAAAGGGACCTTCACGTCTGGCGCCAACGCAGTCATCGACGTCATCAACGCAGTCATCGATGTCTTGAACGTGATCCCGGGCATCCCTGACATCGGGAACGTCGGTCAGATCGGTGGAGGTGGCGGTTCGCGGGCGAAGGGAGGGGAGGGGCTGCACCGGCAGCACCGCCAGGCCGGCGGGATGATCGTTCCGGGGACCGGCTCCGGGGACAAGTTCCGAACTGCCTTGCCTCCAAAAAGCTTCGTCCTGAACCGTAAGGCGACTGCCGTTGCTGAACATGGCCTCGCTGTCGGCGGAATGGTCCCCGTGGCGCTGGAGCCTGGAGAGAGGGTGTTTCTACCGCGTGAAGTGAAGGCAATGGGCGGCGTCCGCAAGCTCGAAGCAATGAATCGATCCGTGCCGCGTTTTCAGAAAGGTGGAGAGGTGCAAGCCTTCGGTATCGGCGGCATCGTCGAAGACGCCGTCAACGTGGTCAGTCCGGTTGGCGGGAAGGTGGCGGGTAAGGCCGTAGATGTTGTCTCGAACGTCGCGGGGAAGGGTGCGGACTACTTCATCGGCAAGCTTCCTAAGCCGGATCTCCCGGAACCGTTTGCGGCGCTTGGTCCTTATGTTGTCTCACGTGTCGCCGACTACATAAAGAGCGGCTTCGCAGAGAAGAAGCTTGGGAATCGCACGCCAAGCGTGGGAGGATCGGTCGGAAGCCACCCCGAGCTGCAGCCAGGGATCAGCGGCATTGTCGCTGCCATTCTCAAACGCTGGCCATCGCTGGCGATCACATCGACGACCGGTGGCGGGCACGCTGAGAATTCCCTGCACTACGAGGGCAGGGCGGCAGACCTCGCAGCTGACCCTGGCTACATGCTCAAAGCCGCCGCGTGGATCCGCGGAAAGATCGGCACGCTCCTCACCGAGGGGATCCACAACCCGAACCTCTCGATCAAGTACGGCAAGGAGGTCGACCCCAGCTATTGGACAGCGCCCGTGTGGGCTGACCACATCGACCATATCCACGTGGGGAAGCAGCTCGGCGGGGCAGTTCAGGCGCTGGCCAAAGGTGGACCGCTAGGAGTTGAACTCCATGAACGAGCCAAGAGGATCTGGGAAGTTGCCGCACCCTTCTACGGCCAGCCGGCCCAGTCGGCGCAGCCGTCACTTCACGTTCCAGGGCCGAAGTGGGGAGGCACTGGCGTGTTCGAGGACGGCACGCGCAGCGTGCACCTTGGACCATCGCTCTCAAAGGCCCTGCTCGGCAAGGGCAATCTGCGCAATTGGGCCGAGGAGACGCTGATCCATGAGTGGGCACATTACTTCCAACCGGCGCTCAGTACGGCCAACGATAAGACCCGCTGGCAAGTGGAGGGGGGAGCAGAAGCGTTTGCTCGTTGGGCCGCTCCGCAGATCTACGCGAAGGCCGGATTGGACTACGCGAACCCATCTCGATTGGGATATCCGGAGTTCACTCGGCGGGTGATCAAGGAAAAGGGATGGGACTGGATTAAATACGGCCAGTTCATGAAGCTCGGGGGGCTCGTTCGCAAGCTCTCGGTCGGAGGGCCAGTACCTCCGAAGGCCGGCGAGTTGGTCGGCGCCTCGTACTACGGTGGGCCGACCGACCATGTCAGCGGTACCGTCGGCGCTGCGGGGGTCTCTCTGCCGGGCAAGATGTCGTTTGCTGAGCTGGCGATGGGCAAGGCTCTAGGTGGGCTGCCATTCCACTCCAAGCTGAAGATTGGCTACAACGGCAAGTCGGTTATCGCCGAAAAGCTCGATATCGGAGCGGGGGGCGATGACGTCAAGGGCTACAACCGCGCGATTGATCTCTGGTACGAGACCGCGAACGCCATCGGGATGCCCGGTACAGGTGTCGTCAAGGTCTCTCCGGTCGAAGGCCAAGGCGGCGCCAACCTAACTGCCGGTCAAGAAAAAGCGCGCGAAGGAGAGGCTCGAAAGAAGGCCCGCGAAGCCCAGCTCAAGAAGCTCAGGGCCGCTGTCGCCGAAGCAAAGACCGACCCCGCGAAGCAGTCCAAGCTCTGGCAGGTCGTCAAGTTCTGGGGTCGCAATGGCATGTTCGACAAAGACGAGCGAGGCAAGGTGCTCGACTATGTTCAGCAGGCTGCAGGCAAGACCAAGGTCGGCGACTCGATCAAGGTCCTGCAGAATCTCGCCGCCTACGCCGGCGAGCATGGCGAGATCACAGGCAAGGACCCGAGCGAGTGGCACTCGCTGATCGACGCGATGAACAAAGCCCAAGAACGGGGCAAGGAGCATCGCGAAAAGGCGCTCGAACGCCAGAAGAGAAAGAAGGAAACTCGCCGCAACAAGAAGCTCGCAAAGATCGCCGAACGGGCCGAAATGCCCGACCTCATTTCGCGCCTCTATTCGCTTCGCAAGGCCACGGACGCTCAGGACGAAATCGCCACCCAGCTCGTCGCTCTTGAGCCCGAAAACCTGACCGATGAGTACGTCGGTCAGGAGCGCGGTGCTTTTCAGGGCTCACTCAACGATCTGCGCGATTGGCGTAACGTCGTAGTCCAAGGTCGTATGCAGGCCGCTGAGCGCATTCGGACCTTCCAGGCGCAGATCCTTCAGATTCAGTCCTTGAAGGGCACCAAATACTTCGAGAAACAGAAGTGGAAGCTGCCAGGACTCCGCGAAGCCATACAGACGACGACCGCGCTTCGCGACGAAACGCTTCTCGGGGAACTTGAAGAGCTCAGTCCCCTGGCGCTGGATGGGGTGATCTCGGAGATTCCGTCAACTCCAACGGCCGGCCAGTTCGGAGGCCGAATCTTCGATGCCCAGAACACGATCCGGGAACTGGGCTTGAAAGTCGGCTCGAGTGGCGGACCTGACGACAGCGACCGCTTGGCGCTTGTTGAAGAAATGCTGCTCAAGGCCAATCAGCGCAACCTTGTCTTCGAACGGCAGAAGCCGATCATCGACGCCTACGAAGCGAGTCAACCGGCGCTTTCAAGCTTCGCCGGGATGTACGCGAAGGGCGGTTCGATTCCGGCCGGCATGTGGGGGATTGCGGGGGAGAGGGGTCTGGAGCCGGTGTTTGGGCCGGCGACGGTGGTCTCAAACCCGGATGCTCAGAAAGTGTTCGGTGGCTCTTCGAAAGTGGTGGTCCAGGTTTTCGAGGGCGATGCGAGCAAGACGAAGGTCTACGTGGATGAGAAGCAGGTCGAGGCTGTGGTTGAGAAAGTCAATAGGCGGAAGGGCCGCGGCGCACAGTCGATCGGGGCCAAGCGAGCCGGGAGAGGGATTGTCTGATGGAGCAGATTGTCCTAGATCCCACCTTTAGTCCAATGACGAGAACCAACATGGTT